GAGGCGGGCCCGAAAGGCCTCACTCCTGTTGGGAACTGTGTCAAAAGACGAAACCACCGAGGAAAGCCTCCTAAAACTCTCACTAGAGATCAAGACGCTGCACTCGATGCTTTCTTCGATGAGCACCAGGTTAACGCAGTTAAAGACTACGTCAACCCCCCCTCAGGAAAAGAGCTCCAAGCCTACTCAAAACACGTCGATCGTCAAAGAGCTTTCGTCCTCCAAGAAAAGCCGCTCCAAGAAGCAATAGAGGCCGTGGCAAACCTCCGCGGTATAATACCGTTGGTTGAGTCAGCTACGGACTTTAACATGCCTCTAAAGCAGTATCAGAAGTTGATTTCGTATGCCCGTTTTCGGGTAGACGAGAGTAAGACTCCGGGTTATCCACTTAACCTCTCTTACGCCACAAACGGACAAGCTTTCGATCAAGCATGGCCTTCAATACAAGCGGCGGCGGTTTACCGTCTCCGCTTGATGTTGGACCCGTCTTTTGATTTCGAAGGCGCCATGGAAGACCCCTTCCAGGCGGTCTGTGATGGCCTCTTCGATCCTTCGACCGTCTTTGTCAAGAAAGAGCCGCACCCAAGCCGTAAGGCTAAGGACGGCAGGTTTCGTTGCATAACGCCAGTATCGCTAGTCGACCAACTAGTTGAAAGCGCTCTTTTCAACGAATATTCCAAGACACTGGCGACGAGACTTTTCTACTCCGGAAGCGCGGTTGGCATCGGTTTCACCGACAAACAAAATCGGGAATTCAAGGAGTTCGTTGACGTGCAAACGTCTAAATACGGACTTCCAGTTTCCGACGACATGTCCGGTTTCGATGCCGTCCACACGTTGCAAGCCTTAAAAGCGACTTGCGAGGTGGACAAGAGATGTGTTCCCGGTGCGCCTCATTGGCACCTAGCTAACCAACGCTGGGTCCTAGTTTGCGCACGATCAATCTCCGTTTTCGGAGATACCCTCTACGCTAAAACCGTGGAAGGTATGATCAATTCGGGCTCAAAGGACACGTCTCGCCG